TTTTTCATTTTTATCCATTATATAATCCTAATTAAGGTTAGCGGGATTTGACCCTCCCGCAATAGGCTTTTGTCAAGCTTAGCTTTCGTCTGATGACTCTTCTTCGGCTTCTGCCTCAGGTGCATCTTCTGCTGCTGGTTGGCTAGCTTCGAGGAACTTAACAGTTTTACCTCTTAGTGCGCCAATAGCTTCAAGCTCTGCGCCTTCGAATGCTCCTCTTTTCGAACAAATATCAATTATTGATACGAAAGTTTGGATATCCGCTAGCGAGAGTTGTACAGGCTCTGCTGCTTGATTTTCTACTGCGTCTGACATATTATTTCTCCTTTGCAAAGTAGACTAAATTGAGAGGCCGATAATTCGCACCTCCACCATTATCTCCATAATTAAATGGAGAATTCTTTTCATGCATATATTTATACATTAAAACTTGTTGATTGCTCTAAAGCAACGAAATATTCCACTGGGAAATTTAGGTTCTGCCAATGGGATATCTTCTTAGATGATAACGAAACAAAGTAATCACCAGGGATTAGCTTTAGGTTACCAATGTTAAAATCGAAATTAAAGTCACTTGTTACTTGGTTATCCGATTGGACATTTAATGTAAAAGTGTTACTTGTTGAATCTTTTAAATCGAATATTACAGCCTCGACTGAACCATCTCTACCAACTAGGCTGAGATCTGAATGCCCTAATACAGAAGATGCTTGTTTTAATTTAGCTAATATATCTTCTGATAAGGTAACACCAACATCTACATCTGGCATATTAATATCTTTCTGGGGTGTTGTAAGTATTTCAGTGTTTGAATAAAAGTATTGAACTTGCTGAGCTACGCTACTACCACCGCTAACAGTTAGATATTTATCTTTGAAATCCAGTGAAGGAGAATCAATTAGGTTAAGCACAGAAAGAAATTCATTTAGATCATATACCCCAACTTGGTTGGGAAAGTCTTCGACGATTTCTGCCTTGGCCATTACGGTTTTAGATTCAGATATTGTTTGTATCTTTTGTCCTGGTTCGATTACCAGGTTTGGGTTAATTGTAGAAAAGTTTTTTAGTACTTCTACTGTATCATTGGATAATTGCATAATATATTCCTTTTTTATTTAATGGTACCATTATACCATAGTTCGTGACAAAAGTAAATCACTATTTGTAAAAAATGTGATCGTTAATAATCACGGTTGATTCGAGGTAGTCATTCCAGTAAGGATCAACTCTAGTAGTATGATACCATAAAGCTCCTTCTGTAATATCTGGATATGTACCATTTAAGATAAAGCCAGCTAATTTAATTGACTCCATCCAGGTAACGCTATCTGTAGGTTCATCTGATTTACCATCACAGAACCAACTAAATTGGCATTTGTTTCTAACTGGCATCATATTACCTTTCCAGTTTTCTTTATACTTAGCTTGATAAACAACACCACAAACTGTATCTGGGAATTGTCCATCTCGGACTCTGTTTAGAACTACATGAGCAACTGCCATTCTTCCTGCGTCAGGTTGATTAGCAGCTTCAAAATAAATGTTCTGTGCTAAACAGTATCTATCTCCATTTTCATCTGAAGCTTCTATCTCAATAGAAATAAAGAGAACAATTAAAAATGTTAAGATCATTAAGCACATGTGAAATGGAACAAACCATTTAGATTCTGATGACCAAATTGGGGGTATTTTTTTCATAGTTTTATGTCCTTGTCGTGTTCGCTAAGAGCGATAATTGCGTAATGTAATACTTTCATAAGATCTTTTCTGTGATCAGTCCTATGTCCTTTTCGACCATATCTCTGTGCATACTTTAGAATATTACCAATCGCAAAACCTATACCATGACCGCAGTCGGATATAAATTCTGTCGATTGGAATTTATTCTTGGAGTAATGTCCACCATAGGTGGAGTCTATATAATCTTGGAGCTCTGATATCAGAGCCCCTTCATTGAATTTGTAATCTACTTTTTTACTCATAAAACTAATTCCTCTTTAAAAGTTTCAGGCTCAGGTTGGCCATAATCTAGTTGAGCACCTGAATCTACTTTCGTGTATAGATCCAAGAATGCTAGTTTAGTATCTTCATCGAACCTTGAAATACATAGGTCGATTGATTTTACTTTATCTTTGAAGATAGAAAAAGTTTGAACTACGTGGCAAAGCCTTCTAGTAGATATAACTTCATCTACACCATCATCATAAAATGTTTTACGGATAATATCTGCCCAAGTAACGAGCTTTTGTACAAACTCATCATCTTGGATATCGAACTTATCCATATGCTTGGAAAGAATTTTCTTTTCAATAGCAGCGGAAGGGAATTGCTGATCCACTGAGATAGTAAATCTTTCTAGGAAAGCTTCATCGATAATAGAAGCTGCGGTAAATCTTCCATCGTCGGAACCTTTACCTTTAGTGTTCGCTGTTGCGAATACGTTAAAACCTTTCTTAGGTGAAATTGTTTCACCAGTCTTTTTAACTAAGACTGGCTTACCTTCTAAGATACCTTGAAGACACATGATCTTGTTAGTAGCTCTATCGATCTCGTCGAGTAGAAGTATTGCGCCATTTTCCATAGCTTTTAGAACTGGACCTTTAGCGAAAACTGTTTCGCCGTCGATTAATCTAAATCCACCAAGTAAATCATCTTCATCCGTTTCAGGATTGATTTGTACTCTAATGAATTCTTTACCGAGCTTAGCACATGCTTGCTCGATCATAAATGTTTTACCATTTCCAGATAAACCAGAAACGTATGTAGGATAAAACATTTCAGATTTAATAATCTGTGTAATGTCTTTGAAAGAACCCCATGGAACGAATGTAGGATCTGTGGTTGCATATGATCTTTCATCGCTAACAATAGATTGCATTTGAGCCGCAGTAGCTGGGATTTTATCCGTAGCTGCCGGAGCTTGTTCTGTTGGTTCAGGAAGTAAACCATCTAAAGAGTAAGTACCAATCTTAACTCTGTTTTCTGGTTTAAGTAAAGGATAATAATCCTTAGCGGTGAAGCCCATGGACTTTGCCACGTCTTCGATTATGGCCCTACGGAAATCCGTTTGACCTGGGAACTTAGTAGAGATTTCTGCTAAGATCCTTTGTGTTGATATTCTCATTTCTTTCATTATATAGACTCCTTATCTTTTTGAAATTATATGTATATTATACCGTATTTTTGAGGGGATGTAAACCCCTAATTTGAAAAGTTCACGAAATTGTGACGTAAGGGTATTAAGCAACTGCTTGACCGATTGATGTCATCAGGACTTTGTTTGTTTTCTTGCCCTTACTGAACTTTTTAAATGCTGTTCTGATTTGAGCATCGCTCATATCTTCTGTAACCTTTTCATCGAACTCTTCGTTCTGAGCTGATAACGTTTTACCACCTTTTAGCAAGTAGTAGTTATCATACCCAAAAGCATCCTGTCTATGAACGCACTTGTTCTTTGTATATTCTTTAGTACATTCTTTTCTAAAATCTGAATTCCAGCCATCTGTTTCACAGTAGTGTGATAATCTGCTAATTCTATTTCTAAAGTGGTAAGCATCATCTGCCATGAAGAATCCCATTGTTTTTACTTTTAAGGATTTAGCCATATTTTTTAGAAGAGAATCAGTAGGAGAATATTGATCTAGGTCTACTTTCTTTTTGTTTATAATAGCAATTCTTTTACCATAACGACCTTGGCTAATCTTTTTATCCTTGACCTTTTCATCTTGTGTGCAATATATACTGTTAGCATCGCCATCTGTAAAAGTAACAAAGTTCATTTTTTCTACTCTGTGCTTAGCTATAAAGTCTTTGATTAAGTGATGACAAACGATAAGTGCTTGGTTAAGAGGTGTTGAACCATATTCTTCTACCCTTGCTAGTGGTGCTCTATCTGACCAGTAGTTATCTTTCATTCTAAGCCACATGTGATGTATAGCTGAAGTAAAATCTTTTTTGTTTAAAGATGAAGAACAAATAAGTGGCATTGAAAGACTTTGCATATCTATATCGCCATCTTGTATCTGTTGAATAAATCCATCTCTCTCGTAGCTAAATGCTGAATTGTTTGTAGTGAAACCATATACGTCGAATGGTATATTGATTGCTTTACAGAAGTGAACCATATGTAAAAGCTGATCCATTACATAAGGCATTGAACTAGACATTGAACCAGAAAAGTCTACGAGCATAATCATACCGTGGCTTTTTGCATCTGCTAATGTTGTAACCTGAGAAAAGATATCTTCTGAAGTTTTATAAGACCAAAGTTTGTTAACATCCAATCTTCCTGATTTAGCAGTTGTTGCTCTAGTATATCTAAAGGCTGCTTTTCTTTGCTCGAATTCTTTAACAGCGAAGTTAACAGATCTTTTTGTTTCTTTGACATATTTTTTAAAATCTTCTTCTGTTGGGTCAACGTCTATCTCTAATCTTCTAGCGGTTTCGTTTCTGGCTTTTTCTAAATCTTTATAACCTATAACAGAATTTTTAATGTGATAAGGTCTTAGCTCGTTCATAATTGTAAAGCCTTCGCCGTTTTCACCTTTGTCAATAAGTGTTTCTTCTTTAGATCTAAAAGCCTCGTCTGTTTCTGAAACATCTGCGTCTGGCTGATGCTCTGGCTGAGATGAAATTCTTTCTAGCTCTTCTTTTAGTTCTTCTAATGTTGGTTCTCCTTGTTCTGCATCTTCGGAAGAATCAGATGATTCGACATCTTCTTGGCTTGAGCTCTCTGTCTCATCCGTGGAGCTTGAACTTTCATCTGATCCTTCTTCTGAATCTTCTTCTTGATCTGCGGGGTAATCATCATGACCTTGTTGTGGGCCCTGATCTTGTTCTTGTTCTTTCTCTTCAATCTGATCCAATAGATCTTGTACGACCTGAGGAAGTTCTTGGGGTTGAAGTAATTCGTCTTGGTTTTCCTGTGTATAAATTAGAATGTCTTTTGCTAATTGAACTACTTCGTCCCAAGTTTGGTTAGCATAAGCTCTATCTAAGAATACTTTTTCTTCTGAATTAAATGGTACATCTAATAAAGAACCTAATTTAGTTTTAAGGTTAATCTTGTCAATAAGTTTTACCTCATCCCAATCTAAATTGTA